AGCTTCCACCTTCTATTATAGGTAAAAAAGATTTTAAAGCTAACGTTCCTTACTACCAAGGACTTACCCCTTTTAAAGGAGATACATTAACTTTACCAAAACTTAAAGAGCCCGCAGTCGTAAAAGATTACACACCACGAACTTATCAATCCATTAAGGAAAGTAAAAGACCTTCTCAACTTGAGACTTTGGAACAAAAGAAAGAAAGATTTAGAAGAATGATCCTTGAGCCAGGAATGTTGGGAACTCAAGATAAATTTGCAGGCGGCGGTATGGTAGGAATACGTAAACCAAATGCAATAGCACCAACAGGAGGACCCATGCATCAAGGCTTGCGTTCACTATACATTAATGATAAAGATTATTAGGAGTATAAATGGCAGATATAGATAAATCACTCCCGAATGTTCGACACGAGGTAAAAATACCTGGCGCGCAAGCGCCCACAGATGTTGACATTACGGAAGAACAACAAAGACAACCCGTAGAAGTAACACCCGATGAAGAAGGCGGTGCTACAGTTAATTTTGCACCACGAGCCGTGAACCAGGCTCAGTCAAACACGCACTTTGATAATCTAGCCGATATTTTACCAGAAACAGTTTTAGATCCCGTTGGCATACAACTTAGACAAAATTATACCGATTATAAGATGTCTAGAAAAGACTGGGAAAGTTCGTACGTTAATGGTTTAGATCTTTTAGGATTTAAATACGATAATCGTAATGAACCTTTTCAAGGAGCAAGTGGAGCTACACACCCCGTTCTAGCTGAAGCTGTGACACAGTTTCAAGCACTTGCTTATAAAGAATTACTCCCTGCAGATGGCCCCGTTAGAACTCAAGTTATGGGTTTATCCAATCCTGCAAAAGAAGCTCAATCACAAAGAGTTAAAGATTTTATGAATTATCAAATTCTAGATCAAATGAAGGAATATGAACCGGAATTTGATCAGATGTTATTTCATCTACCACTAAGTGGTTCTACTTTTAAAAAAGTTTATTATGATGATTTATTAGGACGAGCTGTTTCAAAGTTCGTTCCAGCAGACGACCTCGTTGTTCCGTATACGGCTACCTCATTAGACGATGCGGAAGCGGTGGTCCATGTTGTAAAAACATCAGAGAATGATTTAAGAAAACAGCAGGTTGCTGGTTTCTACTCTGATATTGAATTATCAAAACCTGCAGACGTAGATGCAGATAAAGTAGTTGATAAGAAAAGAGAATTAGAAGGAACTTCTAAATCAACAAGAACAGAAAGTGTGTATACTTTACTAGAGTGTCACGTTAATCTAGATTTAGAAGGTTTTGAAGATGTTGGTCAAGACGGTCAGCCAACAGGAATAAAATTACCTTACGTCGTAACAATCGAAGAAGGTAGTCAAAAAGTTTTGTCAATTAGACGAAACTTTGCGCCCAATGATCCACTAAAAAATAAAGTCCAATATTTCGTCCACTTCAAGTTTCTGCCAGGACTAGGATTTTATGGCTTTGGACTCATTCATATGATTGGCGGTTTGAGTAGAACAGCAACGTCTGCTCTCCGTCAATTATTAGACGCGGGTACACTATCTAATTTACCGGCCGGATTTAAACAGAGAGGTGTCAGAGTCAAAGATGACGCTACACCGATACAACCAGGAGAATTCAAAGATGTGGATACGCCTGGTGGTAATCTAAAAGATGCATTTGTATTTTTACCATACAAGGAACCTTCAGCTACATTATTGCAGTTGATGGGAATTGTAGTTCAAGCAGGACAAAGATTCGCGTCCATTGCTGACATGCAAGTCGGGGACGGGAATCAACAGGCCGCTGTTGGTACGACTGTCGCTCTTTTAGAACGTGGTTCAAGAGTAATGTCAGCAATCCACAAAAGACTGTACGTGTCTTTAAAACAAGAATTTAAATTACTGGCAAAACTATTTGCTACGTATTTGCCACCTGAATATCCATACGATGTTCCTGGTGCTGCAAGAAATGTTAAAGTAACTGATTTTGATGACAAGGTAGATATTCTACCGGTTGCCGATCCAAATATTTTTTCTCAAACACAAAGAATTTCCATGGCGCAAATGCAATTACAACTGGCGCAATCGAATCCACAACTTCATAACCTATACCAAGCGTATCGTTCGATGTATGAAGCGGTTGGAGTTAAAAACATTAACGCTATTTTACCGGCACCACCAAAACCGATTCCTATGGATCCGGCTTTAGAACATATTGTAGCGATGTCGAACAAACCTTTTCAGGCTTTTGGTGGACAGGATCATAAAGCGCACATCGATGCCCACTTAAACTTTATGAGTTTAAATATGGTACAAAATAATCCGCAGGTGATGGCGGCAATACAAAAAAATATTTTAGAACACATTTCCTTTATGGCACAAGAACAAGTTCAATTGGAATTTATTGAAGAATTAAAAGAATTACAAATGTTACAACAACAAATGGGACCGATGATGCAAAATCCAAAAGCAATGCAGCAAAATCCACAGGCGATGCAAGCCCAACAACGAGTGCAACAGATTACTAATCAGATTGAAGCAAGAAAAGCTATTCTCATTGCTGAAATGACAGCAGAATATGCTAAAGAAGAAAACGAAATTACCGGAGGTTATGGCGGAGATCCATTAATGAAGCTCAAAGCGAGAGAATTAGACTTGAGAGCAATGGATAATGAGCGTAAAAAGGACTCTGACGAAGATAGAATCGGTTTAGACACGATGAAGGTGATGGTAGGAGACCAACAACACGATGAAAAGCTAGAACAGAACGAAGAATTAGCTGAATTGCGTGCAGGAGTATCTCTACAAAAACAAAGAATGGCGGATAAAAGTAAACGTCATGATTTTGGTAGAAATTTTAAGAAAAAGTAAGTATAAATAGAAAAAGGAGATAATTATGAGCAAAGATTGGCAAAGAGGATCAGGATATGTTGATGCACCTAAGATTACAAAAGAATTAGGTGTTGGTAAAGATGGTTACCAAACAGGGGGCATTAAAATGGAAGCTCCTAATCCTGTTGAAACTCAAACGGTTACTGTTAAAGGTACAAAACGTATGAGAGCAGATAAAAAACCAGTTAAAGCCAAGTGGTTCTAATATGTGGTTTGGTCTAGCAAAAATGGCTCTCCAAGCGGGAGCTAAAGTCTATTCAAATAAACAAAGAACTAAAATGGCTATGTCTGATGCACAATTGATGCATGCAGAAAAAATGGCTCGAGGTGAGGAAACTTACCAGGGCAAACTTTTAGAATCCCGAGATAGCGATTTTAAGGACGAGATCGTTTTGGCGATTCTCACACTGCCCATAATTGTTCTTGCATATGGGGTTTGGTCGAACGATCCGGCGGCTATGGAGAAGATAAATATCTTTTTCGAGCATTTTTCGAATTTGCCAAAATGGTTTACAAATTTATGGATACTTGTAGTTGCCAGCGTATTTGGTATAAAGGGTACACAAATTTTCCGTAATGGAAAATCTAATAAAAAATAAGGAGGGAAAATATGAGAAACGATCATAAATCTTGGAAGACAGGCGTACGAGTTGCTAAACAATTCGGCGGTGCACTTGCAGGAAGATTAGGCGCAGCAGCTAGACCAATTGCTAGAACACTTGGTTATAAAAAAGGCGAACGCGTTTATAAAAAAGGCGGAAGCGCTAAATAGTGGGGACGCAGCCTGTTAAAGTAATTAAAAAAGTTACTCCTACTTTAGGCTTAAAGAAGACTAGAGAGTATTTAAAAAAGTTAAAGATTAAAAGATTAAGGAAGAAATAATGCCTTTTAAATCAGAAAAACAAAGACGCTACATGCATGCGAACCTTCCAAAAATCGCACAGCGATGGGAAAAGAAATATAGCATAGGTGGAAGTGTTTATATAGGAAGCGCTATTAAGACTGAATATGGTGGAAAGAAATTATCAAATAAGTCTTATGAGAAATACTATAAGGGAATGATCTAGTGGATCCCTTAGTTATCGTTGCTAAGCTACAAAAAATAATCCGAGACAATCTTCAGCGCGTTGGAGACGCCATGATTAGTGGTGGTGTTGACAATATGGAAAAATATCAATATATGTTGGGACAGGCACGTACATATCAGTACATGCTTCAGGAAATCTCTAACCTGCTAAAAGCAAAGGAGCAAAAAGATGAACAAGGAAACATTATCGACATCGGACAAGGCAGTTCCAAAACACCGAAACGCCCTTGAAGAAAAATACAAAGAACCTTTAAATCCAGAGAACATTCAAAAATCTCAGCTCCCCGTTCCTAGCGGCTGGAGACTACTCGTTCTGCCTTTTACACCACGAGAAAAGACAAAAGGCGGAATTTTAATCGCACAAGAAGCATTAGATAAATTACGTATTGCAACGAACTGCGGTTATGTATTATCGATGGGTCCGTTGGCCTATCATGACACAGAAAAGTTTCCAACGGGACCGTGGTGCAAAAAAGGTGATTGGGTTATTTTTGCACGTTACGCAGGATCAAGATTACCCATTGAAGGCGGCGAAGTCCGTATCTTAAACGATGACGAGGTTCTAGGAACTATTAAAGATCCAGAAGCCGTACTTCATCATAATTAATCATAGGAGGAACTATGCCAAAAGAAGAAAAAACAGTTGATATCGACGCTTCCGGTCCAGATACCGAAGTTGAAATCAAAGAAGAAAAAACTCACGGAGAACTGGATAAAGAACTTAAAATAGAGGTGAAAGATGAAACTACTCAAGACAGTGATAAGCCCACTGACACACCTAAGAAATTGGATGAGTCTGTGTATGTTCGAGATTGCAGGGACGATAAAGAATCAGTACCAGAGAAAAAAGAAGAATTAGAAGAATATGTAAAAATTTT